TTTTAGGGCGTTAAGCCGCCATAGTAGGATGCAGTAAGTTAGGGTTTTTGCGGCTTTCCACCTAACAGCTAGTAACTGCCAAATACTGCCCTGTATCTTTTTTACCACTTAGGGTTTTCCTTAGATAAATATGTTGACAGGGTTAAGCTAACTTAACTAAACTAGCATTACTCGATTGGCGAGTGAAATAGAAAAGGAGCAACAAATGCGTAAAAATTATTTATTTAGTATGTGGTTAGGTGATACCTACCTTGATATACACGGTTCAGCAGAACCCGATGAGCCTAGCCTAGGCCATTCAGGATGTTTAGATATAGAAGATGTATTTGTTTGCGACACCAAGACCAGCGTATTAGAAATGATCCACGCTCTCAATTTTGATCAATTTGTAAAACAAGCTGAAGAAGCCTACTCAGAACTGGAAAAATCATGAAATATTTACTACTACTTACGCCATTTGCCCTAGCCGCCTGTAGTTCTTTTGAACCACCTAATGTCAGCTTAGAAACTGATAAACAGGCTTATCACATGAGCCGTGCTCAAGTTATTCTTGGCATTACAGAGTGTGAAGAAGCTGGTACACGCCCCGTAGTTATTACAGCCAAGCGTAAGATCAACGGCATTATGAGTGATGTACCCGTAGAAGTTACTTGCAATCCCCGTTACCGTATTTTTCAATAGGAGATAACCATGAAAGAGTTTATTCAAGGTGGTTTAGTAGCTATTCTGATCTGTGTCATTGTGTTTGGTACTAACTATTTAATGCACGGGTATGTGATTTGAGGGTTGACCTGTCCAAGCATGAGTTATTCTTATGCGAGTATTTCGGTACTATGCGTAGGAAAAACGCCATGCAGTTTAACTTTGACAGGCAAGTTAGTAAGCAAGACCCTTACGAAATGGATATAGACGGGTTTAAGGGTGAGTATTTGGTAGCCAAATATTTAAATTTAATGCCCGACTTTTCTATTAATCAAAAGAAAAACCCTGCTGATCTTAAGACTTCAGGTGGTAGGACTATTGATGTTAAATCTACCCGTAATAAAGAAGGCGATGTGTATGTCACCGAATACCACCGCAAAAGTCCCTGTGATTTTTATATCCTAATCGTTTTAGACGATGTTGGGGGCGATATCGTGGGCTGGGTGGATAAGGATGAGTTATTTCAGTTTGCAATGCTTATAGGCGGTTCTCACCCTTCCTATCGGTATGACCGTAAACGGTTAAATCCGATTACCCAGTTTTAAGCGATTTGTTTGCCGCTTTTAAGGTCTGATAGGGTAAGGCCACCCGTGTATTGAAAGTGGGCTAATTCTTTGAATGTACGCCATTCTCCAGCCCATTCCAAACCAGCTTGTTTACCTAGTTCTCCGACTTTAGCCCATACAGGATGAGAACCATCCCAATCAGGCTTACCATTGACCAAAGGTACGACATCAACAGCACAACGCCAGTTATGCCAAGAATCACCTGCTTTAGCATTGGTAACCACCTTTCCAGCCGTAGTCCTACCCTGTTCGTATAAAGCCTGTTGTGATTCATTATCACGATAAGTCGATGTTACTAACAAGTCTATGCCGTTATCCTTGCATAATGCAATAAAGCGTTCTACGCACTCTTTTGCAGGGGCAACTAAATCATCAAGGCTTCGGCTGTTTATCATTTGATTGGGGTTGAGTTGTGAATCATCTTATCTTTAGCTTGACTACTTGCTGAAGAACCAAAGTAAAAAGCAATAATTCCTGTCCAAGCAGTACCAAGACTGCCCAACATAAGCATTAAAGCATCGGAAGTCATAATTTTGCCTGACATTAAACCGCCCAAAATACCAAAAAATCCAATGGTTACAAGAATAGACAGTACAGGGGGAATAACTGATTTAGTTTCTTTTTGTAGATCACGGGCAGATGCACGGTCTTGAACAGCTAATTGTTCAAAATTAAGACCCAATTCTTGTGCTTGGCGTTGTAATTCAATTTCAGCTTGTTTTAAGCTGGCAATCTGTTCTGCGTTAAGTTTACCGCTATCAATAACATCTTGAACTTTATCTTCATCAATTCCTAATGCTTTAGATACCGCAGTCACGGCCAAACCAGCTAAAGGGCCACCCAAGCAAGTAGCAATGGTGGGTACTAATTTCATTAACCAATCCATAATTTATTCCTTATGCGTAACAAGCCAATGAACCCCAATAAACAAAACAAAATGTCAAATAAGCTACCATTTGTATCCCCAAGTAAAATACCAAGCAAATACAGCGGCAACACAAAAACAATAAAACTGTACTCTGCGGACTGCCTTTAAATCATGCTGGAATTCTTCGTTATCCTTGCGTTGCATATTCTCGATATCCAGTTTGATTTTAAGTACTGCTTCCCACTCTTTTGCACCGTATTTCTTAACAAAGTCTATTTTTAGCTTGGCTTCTTCGTCACTTATTTGCTTCTTATGTTTCCAAGATTCTAAAGCCTTGATTAAAGCCTTTTCTTTCCTAAACTCTGTTTCTCGCCGTGCTCTTAGTCTTTCTTGGGCTTGTTTGTTAGCAACATCAAGGCCATCTCGCTGTATGTTTTCAATAGATTCAGATAAGCCTTTGCTTGCGGTTCTACTTGCTTCAAGGCTTCCTGTAAGGCTTTTGACACCTTCAGATATTCCGAATGGGTCTGCCACATCATTTACTTGAAAAGTAGTGTGCTATAAAGCCAACGATGGAACTGATGCCTGATACCACCATCATTCCAACCCAAAAGCCACCCCTGCCTTTATTGGCTAAAGCAAGCAATTCTTCCATGCCTTCTTCTAGCTTATCTACTTTAGCGGTTAACTGGTCAACCTTTTCCCAAAGTTGTCCATATTTAACAGGGTCGATTTCAAATGACATGATTTACTCAACAGGTTCTTTAGGCACTTGTGGGTCAGCCTGTTCTTTAATCTGTTTTACGAGTTCCCATGCCCCAGTTTTAGTAGGCAGTTCACCCAAAGTCTGAAGAATAAAGTTAACAGCGTTAATGTCTAGTTCTAGCTTAATCATTTAACTGCATCCTCAAAAGGTGTTAAATCATGTCCAGCGTAGTAATCACTTTTAGCAATTTGAATTTCAAGGTGTTCTTTATTACGCTTGACTGTATCTGCCCAATCTTCAGCAGTCATATCTTCAGGCTTGCCATCGTTAAGTAGGTTTACGCTATCCATTGCGGCAGAATAGTTTTTAGCTACTTGTTGTTCTAGTGTTAGTTCTAACATTATTTATTCTCCAATACGGCTATTTTTTCGTTTAATTCTTTTACTGCATTAATAAGATACCAAACCAAATTATCTGTATCTACTGACATTACACCTGTAGATTCTGTTTTTACAAATTCTTGTGAAACTTGGGCAATTTCTTGGGCAATAACACCAAGTTGTGTGCCTGTTCTTTCAATAGCACAAGTTGGTTCTAATTCAGTAATTTCTTCAGGCAGACGATATTCAAAGTTGCGTACTTGAATTTGGTTAATTAAATCTAAGCCTGTATTGTTATCAACAATGTTCTTTTTAAGTCTAGCATCAGAAGTAATAGACCATGTGGCAGAGTTATTACCTTGATATACACCACCGCCGCCAGCATTAACATAACCAGTTGATGTTCCTTTTCCAGTACCAGTACCAGCACAAACAACTAATTCATTAATTGCATTAACTCCTGATGCTTGGGAATTGTATCCAACATAAGTAGAAGTTAAGCCACCTGTTAAATTTGAACCAGCTAATCCACCTACACATACATTACTTGCACCAGTTGTAATTCCATACCCAGCCTGATAACCTACTGCGGTGTTATTAGATGCGGTGGTGTTTGAAAATAAAGATTGAAAACCATAGGCAGTATTATTTGAACCTGTGGTGTTGTAATACAAACTAAAGTTGGTGGCGGTATTTTTAATTCCTGTTGTATTTGTGTATAAACTGACAGTACCAACCGCTACATTATTTGTGCCTGTGGTGTTGCTATAAAGTGCTTCGCCACCAAATGCATCAATAGTGCCTGTTGTGTTTGAATAACCAGCTTTCCAACCAATTGCTGTGTTTTCAGATGCGGTGGTGTTTGAAGTTAAAGCACCTGTGCCTACGGCAATATTATAAGAACCAGTTGTATTTGAATATAAAGCTGAAGGAACGCTACCAGTTGATACAAAACCACCAATACCAGTATTTGCTGTTCCTGTAGTGTTGCTGTATAAAACATAACCACCTACCGCAGTTCCGCCTTGACCAGTAGTATTGGAATATAAAGTTTGATAACCAATAGCTGTTACATAGTTTCCAGTTCCAGCATTATTTAAAGCACCTTGACCAAATGCACTATTACTAACTACAGCACCACCACCCTTACCAACAGTAAGACCTGATATAGAAGCATCATTAGCTAAAGTTAATGCTGTTCCGCTAAATGTCATGTTGGCAGAACCAGCCAATGAACCGCTAGAGTTATATTGGACTTGGGTTGTAGAACCACCAGCTACGCCATTTTTTGACGCAATAGTTTGCACTACACCAGCAGAATCTTTATAAAATAACTTACCATCTGCCGTATTAATAGCTAATTCGCCAGCGACTAAATTACCAGCCGTAGGTACATTGGTTGCCGTAGCTGAATAGTAAATTGAAATTGGAGTGTAGCCTGTCTGAGCCATAATTTTTCCTTAAAATAATCCACCAAATATACCAGTAACAGCCGTAACCGTTCCAGCATTTTGTATATCGTTGCCACCCATTTGTAATGCTCCAGTAATAGGCGTTTGACCGTCTGCGGCTATTGAACCTGTAAGGGCTGTTGAAATGTCTGAAAGGGTGTTATTAGCCCATGTAGACGATATAGTTGTGCCAGTTACTACTGGATTACCAGCAGGTAGGGAGTAAGTACCCGATCCGTTTCTACTCATTTGATTGTCCTCTTATAGCGTTTACTGCGTTAACACCGCCCTGTGTAAATAATAATTTAGCTAGGTTTGATTGTTCGGTTGGTACTTGTGCTTCTAATGGTCGTTTTCCAGCCAATTTCATTAAAGCGGCCGCTTTTCTAGGATCAAGTAATGCTTCAGCCATTTCACTTGTTAATTGTTTATTAGCACCGCCATAAGCCACATCTTTAACCCTTGCCGCAATGTTACCTGCGGTTTCAGCCATACCACGCCTTCTAAGCAAATTGGGCAAATTAACTTCTTGCAACATATTGTTATAAGCAAGGTTTTGCATAGTATTAGAACCAACACCACGACCTGCATTATTGGCAAAATCAGTACGCATTAAATCTTCTTTAAGGTTTTCTAACCGTTTAACTTGTTGTGTAGAAAGATGACCTTCTTTTTTAACTTTTTCTAATTCTCTAGAAAAATTACCCAAATAAACAGAATAATCTTTAGGACTTAAAGACTTTTCAGCTAGTTTTGCAATAGATTCTAATTGTTCTACAGGCTTAGATAAGCGAGAATAATTAATACGGGCTGTTTTATATTCAGGGCTTACATCTTCCATAAAATTTAAAAGCCTAGATTTTGCTGTTTGCAAACTGTTTAATTCAGCACTAGCAGAGCCACCATTTTTTTCAGCCAATGCTTTAATTCTAGCAATTTGGTCATCTAAAGCCATTTTTGTTTCATGCAATCCACGCATTGAACCTTCAGGATTATTTATTTCAATACCCCTGTTAGCCGCATTTTCCTTAGCTTGATCCATTGCTTTTTTAATTGCTGGTGTTTTAATTAAACCAGTAATTTCATCAGTCATTTCAGGGGAAAGTTTGCCTAAATTTAATGGTTTTAAAGCATCAGAATATAAATCTTCGGCTACACGATTACGCAAATCTTGATATTTAGCAAGTCTTGTTGGTGATGCAATGTTCTGCAATGCTTCCGTTCTAGCAACATCATTAAGTGCTTTTCTTTCAGCAAATGCGTTGGTGGTTATAGGGTTTCCACCTACTGCTCTTTGAACTGCCGCCAAACTAGGAACGCCAGCAACCTCTCCTACTGTGGGTTGAACACCTGCAACTAATTGTTGTGGGTTTCTAAGATTGGCAATAGCTTTTTCAGCATCATTACCTGAAAATTGGCGTAAAGCACGACCAATAATAAGATTTCTACCAGATTCATTAAACGGTTCTAAAGCGGCTTTTCCTGCACCGTAAGCAACATTGGCAACTTTTCCTAGTAATGGCGTAGGAGCACCAATAACTGCCCCTGTACCAGCATTAAACATTTGCTGTCTTAATAATGCTAAATCTTTTTTACCAGTTTCTTCAGGAGTTAATATACCTTGCGTTGCACCAATTCCAGCGGCTTGTGCATAAGGATTTAATTTAGTAAGGCTTGGTATTACACCAATTCCTTTAGCCATACCCATTGCAGGAGCAATAGCACCAGTTACACGCCCTGTTCCATACCAAACAGGGTTTTCATTAGCATAAACTTCACCTTGTTGGCCCAATTTTTGAGCAAGTTCGCTAGTTCCCAAACGGCCACCAGTAAGTACTTGAGCACCAGCAACAACAGGATCAATAACAGACTTGGTAGCACCAGCCATTGCAGATTCTAATGGGCGTGGTTGTTCTAATACATTTGTACGGTTTATGCCTTGCGGCCTACCAACGGCCGCTCCACCACCAGTTTCACCAAATTGCGTATTTAAAGGCGATCCATCAGGTGACATAACCTGAACAGATGCTTTCGGTTGATACAGCTTTTGGGCTTGAGCAATAACATCCGCTTGTGAAGCATTTTCAGGGCCTTCTAGCGTAATTGTTTGTCCATCAGGGGCTTGTACGGTGTATTGAGTCATAGCTTTACTTTGTAGGGGTAACGCTAATAATGTTCCAAGTACCAGTATTTACTTGTGGAACTTCAAATTGTTGTCCCACATTAACCTTTGTTTTAGGTAACTTAGGTGGCGTAGTTTGCAAATTCATACCCTCATAAGGGTCATAAATAATACTTTCAGGTGTAATTTTATTTTTAAGAGCAATATTTTCAAAAAACTTCTTTTGACCTTCAAATTGTTGTTTTTGACTTTGTACCAAATCACCAGCCGCTTGAGAAAATTGTGTTCTTTGTGCTGGGGTAAGTCTTTGACCACTCATTACTTTGTTGTACTGTGCTCTTACAGTATCAGGAACACCCCTTGCATTTTCAGCAGAAGCATATTCGCCCTCGCGAACTGTAGAACTTGGGTCAAGAATCTTCATAAAGCCAAATATCTTAGACATATCACCAGCGGCCGTATCAGGAGCAGTTTCAATCTTACGATACGCTTGGCTGATTTGAATATGTGGCGTAGCTTGATTTAAAAATGATGTACGCAATGGTGCTTCAGCAGGATTTGCTTTTTCTTCACCAGTTAAGGGTGCAGAATAAATAGTTTTTCCAGCAGAAGTAACTAAATTTCCTTTAACAGTATGTAATTTTTCACCACCTGAAGCAACTTCTTTAACAGTACCATCAGGCATTGTCATATAGCGTTTTTGACCCTCAGATAAATCAAATTCTTGTGGCAACATCTTTTTCATGCCAATTTCTTGCAATTTAGGATTGTAGGCTTGTGCCGCAAAACTATAGGCTTCCATTGGATTTTTAGGTAACAACTGATTAAATTGATTAAGTTCATCAGTATGTTGTGCTCTAACAGCTTTAGCCAAATCAATTTGTGCTTGATCGGCTTTTTCAATACCACGCTGACCAACATAAGTATTGGCTAAACCAGCTAAATTTTGAAATATGCTAGGGGCAACATAATGCCCACTAATCATTTGACCTTGCGGTTGTTGCATACCCTGTTGCATAAGCATTTCAGCCATTTTTTGTTGGCGTAATATCTGTTGCTGTTGCAACATTTGCTCGGGGGTTAGCGTTCCAATATCAGTTGGCATAATTACGCTTCTCCGTTCCAGCCTGTAGGCGTTTTACCTTGACCAAAACCACCATACACATTTTCAGAGCCGTATTGCATGATTGCAGGAATAGATTTTGCATAAGCACCCACTTTGCTACCTAAACTTTGTTCGTTAGGGTCTTGTTTACGCAATGCTAAAGCTAAAGCCATAGGATTCATGCCGCTACTTTGGGACTGACCAGCTTGATTAACCAATTGATTTTGCTGTGCAAGTGCCGCCTGTTGATTAGCCTGTTGTTGACCAAAGTTTGCAAATACTGGGCTTAATCCACCAACATCTTGCATTTGCTGTGGCATCAAAATATAAGGATTCATAGTAGTCCGTAATCTACGACTTTGTAGCCGTCATTGAGGGTTCTAACTGCGTAAGGATAAACTTGCTCTACTTCTTGAGCCATATAGCCGTAATGAACGCCTTTGCCAGCTAATTCATGGTCTTTAAACTCAGGTTTGTATTCGTATTTGTATACAGTCAAGCCGTTTTCAGCTACGCCAATAACTTCAATATTTTCTTTAGTGCGAATATCGGACATTCCTATAAGACCAGCACCGCCAAGACTAAATAAACCGCTTGTCATTGCATTGTTAGCGGCATTTTGGGCATTAGATGCGGCTAAATTAGCGTTATAACCCATCTGTGCCGCACCTAACATATCAGGCCCAGCAGTATTAGCTTGTTGAGCAGAGTTTACAAAACTAGGGCCTTGTACTTGTGCTCCTGATCTAACAGCGTTAAGCGTATTTAATGGTTCGTTACGCAGATAGGCTTGTTCTTGCAAAGCAGATTGACGGGCTTGTTGACCAACGCCAAAACCTTGTGTGGTTGCTGTTGCCAACAAATCATTTTCACGCTGGGCTTGGCTTTGCATTGCTCGCTTGTATGCTTCTGAACCTACGGGTATACCCGAATTAGCTAGTTGAGTGCTTAATGCTTCACGACCCTGTTGTATTTGGGGCTGAAGTCTTTGCATATAAGCATCTTGATAGCTTTGGCTGGGATTAAAACCAGTTGTCGGCAGTTTGCTGGTGTCAAACGGGGTGTCAAGCATATTGTTGACATAACCTAAGCCTTTGCCAGTAAGTTCACCAAGACCTAAACTGGCTTGGTTTTGATAATCTAATAGTTTTTGCTGTGTAGGAGCAAGAGTTTGTGTAGCTGTCCAAGTAGGATTACCATAGGGATCAGCACCACTAACTGTGTAATCTAAATTACCATAAGGGGTAACTTGATTTACACGGTTAGCGGCAGTAGTTGCTCTTGCCGCTTCTAAATTTCCTGACGCAGTTTCTTTTGCCGCACTTGCGTAGTCGGGTGCTGGTGGAGCACTAGCTGACTTTCCCATATCTTTCTCCTAAAAATCTACATTTGTCTTTTGACATTACAAAAAACAACAAATCTCCAGTAGGAAAAACATCAAGTAATCGTGCTTGTTCCTCAAACCCCAATTTCTTAACAAATTCTACCGACTTGTCGTTGCTACTAACTACTGGGGCAATAATCTTATCTACCCCTAATTGTACAAAAGGATAATCAAAAATGGTATGTAAATATTGCTTATTTAGCCCTTTTTCAAGATAAATATGGCAAGTTACCGATTTTTTATTAAAGTCCTCATACCAAACCACTGATTCTATTTCATCTGTTACCCAGCCAATTGTGCTTGAATTTTCAGGTGTCCATACCATGTTTAACTTTTGGGCGATAAATGGCCCTAATAAGTCTTTATCAAAACATAGCACTACAGAACTCCACCTTTTTCCATTACATAATCGGTTGATGCCCAATGAAATTCAATGCCTTGCGATGCCACATTTATGTTAACCGAACCAGCAAAGCCTGTTCCAGTAACTCCCTGCCAAAACTTAGTGGTAGTTAAACCACCACCCCAGTTAGCTTGATCCCACTTAGAAGTGTCCCAAATACCTGTGTTAGTAATAGAAGGGTTGAAAGCTATCTGATTGGTCAACGGTTGGGTGTCAAAATCCGTGCTAATACCGCACAGAACGGTCGGTAAACCGTTATCTGTCTGTAGGATAGGGCGTACTAAGGTAAAGCGTTTTAACTGCCCTCTGCTATCAAAATAACTGTAGGCTTGTTGTGCAGTTGCAACAATGTTAGCACCTGCGTCTGATGTTTGAGCGTAAAAATTGCCAACAAATCCACTAGAACCAAAGTAAATCTTGTTGTCAGCAGATACTTCCCAGCAAATAGCATTGATTCCTGTGAATTTAGCCCAAGATTTAGTAATTGTGTGCATTACATACTGGTCATAACCTGTGCCGTTAGGAATATTTAAAATCAACATATTCTCACTAGCAAAATAGTTAATCTGCCAACCAAACTGGTTGTAATAACTGGTTGCCGCTTGACTTACAGCGTAATAAATCTTGTCGGTTAGGTTTACACGGGGGTCTAAGCGTGAAGATTGCAAGGCGGCAGACATTGGCACTAAACCGTCTTGAGTTAATAACAATAAATCGCCAGCCCACTTAAAAAAGCATCTGCGATTGAAGGTTTGACCCATTTGCCATACACCAACTTCAGCCCAAGCATTAGAATCACTAGGGTTTGTACCCTTGTAAACCATGACTTCACCCATGCTAGTAACAAAAGCGGATAGGTCATCTACGCCATAACCAGCATCAAGTGTCCAAGTACCCATCGCTTGCAAGAATCCGCCTGAACGGGCAATAGCACCTAAATTAAAATCTAAAGCTGTACCACCAATAGATTGCACGGGCAAATACCAAAATGTCATGCTGTCTTTTTGTACAAAGAACAGTCTGTTTTGGCACATATTGATGTTAATTAGGGTATTGCTGTTTACCCCTGCAATACCAATGACTGTGTAAACTCCGACTACAGTTGCATTTGCCGCAGGTGCGGTAAGCATTGTGTAAGTAAAAGTAGTCGTGCCAGTAACGGTAATATAAAAAGTACCGCTATAGTTGGCTTCCGTAGTTCCTGAAACGCTAACCCGATTACCCGTTGCTAAACCATGTGCGGTTGCAGTAGTTACGGTAGCTGTTAGGTTGCCCGAGCCACCTCTTGTAATTGTGCTAATAGCGGCCGCTGTAGTGGTGGTAGCCATCTTGTACCAGCGTGTGCCGTCATAAATAATGGCAGGATCAGCACCGTTTACAGCTAATAGAAAATGTCCACCAGCAGTCGTAATCATGCAATGCTGAAACCTGCTATTAGTTAAACCAGTTAATACAGAAGAAGCTGTGGCAGATGATGCGTTATAGATAGTGCCGTTAGCAATAGCAAATAGCGTGTTTGTGCCATCTGCATTAGCGTAATTCATTAAGGTTTCTACGTTACCTGTAATGCCAATAGAAGCCTTTGAATAGCCTTTTCTTAAGGTTACATCGGTAGGTGTAGGAAAGAAATTAACCAATTGCACCGCATCAAGCGGTTGCATTTCAGCTAACGAATCCCTAGCGTTCCAACCCCCAATAGGGGCGGCTAAAGAAGCGGTTGTGGCGGTAAACTTCTTAGCGACCGCCATTATTAAGACCCGTAGCCAGTATCAGGAATATTTGCCCAGCCAATCAGCACGGCACTTGGAGCAGGTGCAAATGATAGGGTAGCAGAGCCTTTATCGTTAGCCTTGGCTATTGATAGGTAACGCATATAGTCTTGTTGCAATGCAGTAGTATCAAAAGATTTAATTTGAAAGTATTTGAGTTTAGTCAAAAGAACGATAATTGAATCGTCTAATACAGATGTATCGCTGTCGGCAGTAAAGCTATTCTTAACTGCATCGGTAGCACTTCTTACCCAGCCTTTAGAGCGGTACTCAAACCCTAAGTATTCTTGGGTATTGTATGGTGGCCAAATCTCAAACTTGTTGCCAAGAATACGCCAGCGTACCCGTGGGCCTGTTGAAATATAACCTGATTTAAGCCATTGCCATTGCTGTGCATCAACTGGGCCAAGCATCTGCCAATGTTTCGTCTTATTCCAATGAGTGTTATCTGTAATAGTTTCGTAGTCAGATGGCAACGGATAGATGGTACGGCTAAATGTGACTGTACCGCCTACGGATGTAGCTGAAGATAACTGGGTAGAAGTTAAGCTAGTTGAATTGATAACTTCATTAACATAAGTATCTTGTGGAACATTTGTCCCCACGATTGAATAATTTTTGTCCAGCCCTGCGGTACTTGGAATGTTATTTAATAAGTAAGTACCATTCGTAGTATCGCAGGTCGTGGTTATTGCGTTTGTGTAGAAACGATACTCCAACTCCAATGCTTGCCAATCATGCTCTTTTACTAGGTCATAACCAGCACCATTCATTAAGGCAAGAATTTGCTGTACATCCTGTGATTGATTGCCAATAACAAAAGATGGGACAGACAAGTTTAGTTCAGCAGTTGTCTGTTGAACCAATTGGAGCATTGTGTAGGACATAATTAGACTTCCTCTGTGGCT